GGGAACTTCTACCGTTGAGTTGTAGAAATCAGAGGTAACAGTAAATGGTGTAAACTCTCTCTTGTAAGTAACATACGCAGAACTGTCCTCTGTGTTAGGAATATTAAGAATGTTTGCACCATCTATATCTACAGAAAAATCATACTCAACGCTTGAGTTGTTTATAAATGGAGTTTTGCGATGTATTCTATTGAAGTCCCCTATATTATTTCTATTAGTTTCTGTGTAAGGTATTGCTTGCTTTTGAAAAATTGTAGGTCTTCCTGTTGCACCATTTGATGTACCCCATACTAAAACTTCGTAAGGTGCTGATGTATGAGGTATTGTGTTGTCCTCAAGATATCTGACAGTTCCAGCACTGCTAACATCAATGCTTCCATCTGTAGCTCTAGTTATATCGGCACCTGTATGTATTGTCCATAGATTTGTACCAGATTGTTGTTCAAAAATAGTCGCTCCTGAAATAGTAGAACCATCGTCAGTGCTTGTTGTTTTAGAATAAACAGTTGATCCAGTTTTAGCAACACCAGTTCCTCCAGATTTTTGAGTGCCGAAGATGTAGTAGTCCCCATTTATGTCCGAAGCACCAGTCCCTGCTGCGTTTTCTATAGTCAATCCTACTATTCGTCTTTCCTCGGAAGTAATTAAGTATCTAGGCCATACAGGGCTTTGGTCAAAGGCTTGTTGAAACCTTCGGTTGATGAAGTCTGCAACTTGTGTATCCTCTGTTCCGCTAGCAGCAAGTTCGCCCCCAGTGCCTATCATCGAGGTAATTAGTCTAAATAAATCCTTGTAACTGCGGGTCTGCATTATGCTTTATTTGGGCTTAGTTCCGGAAACTTCTTATTGTAATACTTTAAAAATTCTTTTGAATGCACAGTCTGATGACCGTACTTCTTCGTGAGTCTAAAAAACTCTCTTGCAGGTATTGTAGCAACTGGCTTACCAAGAACTGGGTGCGTCTTGCCTTTTAGTTCTTTTGATTCCTTGGCTGCTTGTTGAACTCTTTTACGTTCTGTTTCTTTCTCTAGTTTAAAACCAGTTTTGATCTCCTTCATAAAGGCACGATCGATCTCGCCATCTGAGTAGCGTTTAAGTTTAGGAATAATGATTTCCATATTAAAAAGGCGGGGGGCTTGCGCCCCCCAACCAGATTTAATTAGAAGTCAACGCGTTTGACGCTGAATAGCACACGCATTTTACCGCTTGTGCTAACGTCTAGTGCGCTAGCTGCTGTAATAGTAATATTACCGTCTGTGTGAACCTTGAAGCGGTTTTCACCAGCTCCTCCACCATCATCCAGCAAATCACCAGTGTTTACTGCTAGTCCTACCGCATTAGCATTGATGTTTTCAATGAAACCATCTCCGTCAGCAGTGCTTCCGCCATCAACAGCATTAGCATCTGGACCAATAGTAATGTTTGAACTTACACTAAATGCTTCTGTTATTTGCAAAGCACAGGCATCAATGAGTTCACCAGACTTAACAGGAAAACTGACTACTGTTGTAGAGTGTCCTGCGGCAGCGGTAAAGTCACCAGGTGTAAGGATTAGTTCGTCAGTGTAGCCAGATGTTCCAGCTTCATTTACAGTTAAACGTGACATAGTGTTATATCTCCTTGGTTAATTATGAAGGATCAACGATCTTACCGTGAGCACCAGGGTGGTATACACCAAGTGTCAAAGCGCAATCAACGAAACCACGCTCACCACCACCAAGATTTGGAAGGCGTGTGCTTCCCATTGGGATGAGTTCGTGGATGCCATAATACTCAGGGTTAACCATATAGCCCATCATTCCTGCTGTGCCAGCTTGAGTTGGCATACAGTCTGGGTTACCGTTAACAATAGAGACAACACCGTGATCACTTTGATAGAGATCAACGGATAGCTTGATGCTACCGCTGTTGCCATCGTAGTTGACAGAACGGATGTTTTCTGTAGCTCCAGCAGATACGCGAGCAAAGTCGCTGATGTCTGAGCGAAGAGTAGTATCAGCAACAAGCATAAGGTTGTTGGTGTTACCAGTTACAGTGAAGATGGAGGTGATTAGACCATTGAACTCACTTTCGCTAAGAGTAGCACCAGCATCAACAACACTAGCAGCAGGTGTACGGAATTCAGCAGGAACATTTGCAGAACCTGCAGCATTTTGAATCCAGTCACCAAGACCACCAAGAGCATTGGCTGTGCCAGTACCATTTTCAGTTGCTTGAGTATTTGCAGAAGCGATAGTAGCTTCAATGTCGCGCTTTAGTTCGCGAATAGCCTTTGCTTCAGCTTGAGCGATTTTAGCAGGACCAACGGAGTCCACTGCTTCTTGTAGGTCAGAAACCATAAAGTCGCGGCGGAACTTTTGAACACGATTGCCAAGACGAGCGCGGCCAGCAAACTTGTCAGTGAATGCTGTTACGTCAGCACCTTCAGAGATACCAGTAGTGCTGGGAGCTGAAAGGCTGTCAACAGTCCACTCAACAAATGTTGAAGTAGCACGCTCTTTATTAGCAGACGAAAGGATAGGAGTTTCTTCCGGAGCAAGGATAGTCAAGACATCGGTCAAGTCCTCACGATTAGAAACAGCCGATCCTGTATTTGTAGTATCGAATGTATTTGAGAATGACATTGTAATTAATGATTATAATGAGTTGTTAGTTTATGAGCGAGTGCTCATTTTAAGTTTACGAAGATTAGCAAAATCTCTAGCATTACCCGTCTCTTTAAACCTAGCTTCTAATTCTTTTAGAGCCTTGGCAGTTCTTCCCATTCCTTTCTCAGATTGGGCAGCGGCTGGATTACCTGTTCTTGGAGGATTGAGCGTAGGAGCTTTCTTAGTTTCTACCACTGGCTTGCGCCCATATATGCTATTTGTAGCATGAGCGAACCAATAGTCTAACTGAGCAGCGACATCCGGTGCTTCACGTTTCAGGACAGTTTTTAACTTCTTGAATCGGTCATCACCTACAGTAGCCTCAAACTGTTTGCGTAAGTCATTGTCTTCGCCATCCAACCAATCTAGTTCTTTTTTGGCTTGCTGGTTAAACTGCTCTGTGAGCTTTTCACCCTGCTGTTGTGCCTGAACTTGTTTTAATTGGGCAGGAAGAAAAGTTTTCTGTGCTTTCCTAGCTCTTAATAAAGCCTGTCGAACATCCTTCTTTGTCCATTCCTTACCATCAATTTCGGTTACTATATCATCTGCGCTGTAGCCATCACTCTCAAAGATTAAGTCCTCAGCCCATTCAACTACTTGGTCAACCTCAGCGGCTTTCTGCTGTAATTTCTCAATAGTATCCAGATTCCCGTATGGATTGTTTTCTACCTTTTTCGCCTCTAGTGGGTTTGGCTTCTCTTTAAGTTGTGCCTCTAACTGAGTAAGTTTTTCTTCAGCAGCCTTACGCTTTGCAGTCAATTCACCGAATCGAGCTACAGCACGGCTACCTAACTTGTCAGCTAGTTCGCGTAAATCCTCCTCGGACATATCGTCCAAGTCCAACTGTGAAAGAACATCTTCGGATTCTTGGGATTCTTCTTCCTGAGGCTGTTCAGTCTTAGGAGTAAGTTCACCAATCCGCTGCTGTGCGAAATCCGTGACGGATATATTTGATTTTTCCACTGATATTTTACCTGCCTCAGCGTCAGCAGTTGCTATTTCTTCTGTCATAATTGATCCACTCATTTACGCCGAGCGATGGCGATAGTCGCATTATAACACAGTGCTTACATTCTATCTAAATGTTTCTTAGATAGTTCATTCCAGTTTACCAACTGAAGTATTTGATCATAGGTAATTATGCGACCAGAAACTTGTTGTATTCTATCTACAGATGCTTCGTGCAACTCTTCAATAGTCTCCTCACGAAGCTCGTGAATCATCTTAATAAATCTAGCAAATGCTTCGTAGTTGTGAAGCGTTTTAATATCGTCTTGTATTTGCATTATCTAGCTGCGGAACGCATTAATTGAACCATTCTAGGTCCCCTGGACTTAACTTGTTTGTACCAGTTGCTATCAACCATTTCATCTGCGGCCATATTGTAATCATTATTCATAAGACCCTTTTTCATTTCTACAAACTTGTTTAATTTTGTCAAGCCTAGATTAAAGGCCATATCAACTAGAGTCATCTTAACAGCTTCTGGTCTTTTGCTAAAGTTAGGATCATATGACTGAGCATCCTTAAATGCTTGCGTTAGACTGTGATTATAAAGAATCTTTGTCTCTCTGTCAGTTAACTCTCTACCGGCAAATAACTCATTGATGTCGATTCCCTGCTGTTTAAGAAACTTACGGTTTCCGGCATCTTCAAGATTGTATCCAATACCTATGGTGCGGTTACCAGCAGTATCTTCATAAACTCTAGACTTATTGCCTTCGTTAAGAGACAACATATCGTAATAACTTTTGGCTCTTTGATCTTTGACGCGTTGATTCCCAAACTGCTGGGCTGTCATATTATCTGCCATTTGATAAGTATTCTTTAAGAGCTTGGCGTTGCTCAGGTGTGGCCATTGCGCTAGAATCGCCACTATAAATACGAGCAAAGATGGTCTGACGCATTGCCTTGGGATCGTTTTCATATTCGCTTCCCTTAAAAAAAGCCTTTTGTTTATCTGTAAGATTAATGTTAGGCGTAAAGCCTTCTTGTC